CGCGCCACAGTTCCGGCACGCCAGGATCGGCGTCAACGCCTGCTCGGCCGGGTCAAGCTGCTGCCACTCCCAGCCGTGGACCGGCTCATTCATCAGGCTCTACCGCCCTTTGCAGCATCAGCACCCGCCCCGTGTCCGCAGCGAGCACAGCAAGCCCCGCCACGGCTACCTCGCCAGCAGCCTTGCGGACAGCGAGCCTGCCGCCGTCGTTGAGGTTGTGCGCCTGTACCGGGCCGACCGCGCGGAACTCGAAGTCGTGCCACTCCCCGGCCTGCCGCCGCTTCCTGCGGAAGTTCCTGAACACGGTGAGCTCGGACTTCACCGCCGCAGTGCGCGCGGCCTCCTCGTCCACGGCGACGACATAGTCCGGGATGATGACCTGCGGCTTGCCGTCGTCATCCTCGCCAGGTCCGTCGTAGCCGTAGATCCCGGTGTCGCTGGTGATCCCCGCCGTGGGTGCGCCTTCGCCTTCCTTGGCGACCGTCCCCGGCTGCTGCGGTCCTGCTGGCGGCAGGGCGGACGGGCCGTACTCCTGCTCGGCCAGCGGCTCCCCGATCAGCGGCGGGGACGTGACGACGCCCTCGACGGTGGTGAATGCCTGATGCGGCAGGGAGGCCCCCGGCTCGGGCGCGGCCGTCGCCTCGTCTACCGGGCCCGCGACCGAGTCCAGCGAGATCAGCGGGATCGGCCCGGCGCGGGAGGAGAAGATAAACCGCGGCACCGGGACCGGATCGGACCAGCCCCACCGCTCCTCACGGACCTCGCTGGTCGACACGGTGCCGTTCTTGATGTAGATGTCATCAGCCTGCGCCTGGGCCAGCCGGTCGTCCTGCTCCTCGCCGCGGTCGAACTGGTGCTTCAGCGGCAGCCCGAGGTCATCCTGCAGGAACCCGGTGATGATGCCCTCGACGTGGTTCTCCAGCGGCAGCTCGCCGACCTTGTGCACCACGTCGGCCTGCGACTCGCCAGATGACCTGTTGACATCCTCCGTGAATCCGAGGTCGCTAGGCACCGTGTGATAGGCGGCCAGCGTCTTGCGCATCAGGAACAGGCTGAACTGGTCGCTGAAGTCCTTCTCGTTGCTCCACGCGAACTTGGTACCGGGCGGCATCCACTTGATCTGGTGCTTGCCAGCCTGGTCGCCGTACATCATCGCGTCCCAGTAGACCTGGAACGCCTCGATCTGGTCGGGGCTCCAGGTCTCCGGGGCCGCGGCGAAGGCAGCAGGAAGATTGCCGGCTGTGAACCGTTCCAAAAAGTAGAGCTGGAACCTCATATCGGTGTTGGCGCACCATGATGGATAGCCATTCCTGCGCACATACAGCGTCTTGTTGGGAACGCTTACGCAATAGACCTTGCCCTCATAGGGAACGGGCTCAACGTCGATGCGATAGGCCGGCTTACGGCGAGTCTGGATTTGCCACCGCTGGTGATGGGCCGGCTTTGCCGGCTTCCCCACAGGACGCACCGCCCCAGAATAACCGATCTTCTGCAAAACCTCCTGCAGGCCATCTGCGAGGCGCTTGCTGCACGTGGACACGATCTCCGTGCGAGGATAGATGGCCCCGTCACCCAGGACGTAGAAGTGCCAGAAAATCTCAAGCTGGCGCCGGGACATCCCGAGCACCTCGCGCGGGATGTACTTCTCATGCGCCTTCCCGAATGGCCGCAGGTAGTCGGCCAGCGCCGTATGGCCGAAAGTGAAGGCGCCCCGGTGATACGGGGCTTCGCGTCCGAGCATCCGCGCCAGCAGATCGCGGAACTCCACATAGCCCTTGGAGAACTCCTCCTGCGCGATGGTGATGTTCGAGCAGTCTGGCCTGACGCATCCCTCCGACAGGTACATGCCCATGAAGGCGGCGAAGTCGTCGCCTTCAATGCGGCTGCTGAAGTAGTGCGCGTCTTCCCGGATGACGCCGCGAGGCAGTCCGTAGGCATCGCGGATAGCTTCGGCCGACGCCCGGCGCAGGCGCTCGCCTCTTTCCGCCCGGCGCAGTGTGGGATGAGTGATGCCGAGGCTGCAAGCCGGGAAGCCGGCGTTTGCCCGCGCCTCGCGCACCGCCTCCCCGTCCATGCGCACGAAGTCGCACGGGCTGACGGGAAGCGTGAAGCACTCAAGGTCGGGGGCGCTCCAGGTGCTCGTCGCCGGGCACCTGACGCCCGCTCCCCCGCCGGGAAGCGCGGACTGGTACTCGTAGAGGTCCGCGGCGTGAACCAGCCATTCGCTGCCGTGCCTGACGCCCGGACAGCCGCTGGGCAGGCGGTTGACCAGCAGCCGGTGGCCGCCGGTGACGAGCAGGTCCGCGTTCCTGGACGCGGCGTGGTACATGATGCCGTCGGAGTCGGCCTCGTAGTACCTGGTCGCCGATTGCCACTCAAACGCAGCGGTCGCGGGATTGCGCGTCGCGAACCTGTCTGAGCTGATGTCCGCCTCTGCGAACCGCAGCCAGCCGCGGTCTGTCAGAACCTCGGTGTCGTCGCTGTAGCAGTTCGCGTTCAGGATTATGCTTTCCAGTGGCGCGTACCCATACAGCGAGTTCGGGCGCGGACGGAATGGCTCGTAGATAATATCGTCCCTGGTCAGCCAGTTCCAGGGCAGGCCATTGACGTACTGAACATACGCCTCCGCAGGCGGCTGAGGCGGATTCCCCCAGTAGTCCAACAATGGCGCTATTGTCGTTCCGTCGATCACACTCAAGCCTACCACTTTACCGCCGCGATTACGCAGCCGGTAAAGCGCTCCCGCATCATAAGCGAGAATGTCATAAAGGTATTTGGCAAGCCACGTGCTGAACGAGCTGATCCGGTCGGGCTTCTTCAGTGCGACCATGCCGATCTTAACGGCATCCTCGACGTCGCTATTGAATCCGTCGGCCGCGACCAATTTCCAGTCCAGTGACCGGATTGAGTCGATGCGATGCCAAATCGCGATCTGCGCGATGTCATAGGAGTCGACCAGCCCGCGGAGCGTCTCGAAGCTGACCCGCTCGTGGATCCTGGGCCGGGTGGCAATGTTCGTCCCGGTGACGAAATCCTGTGACCTCGGGCGACGGTCGTAGCCGTCATAGGGTCCGATGGGCGTACCGGGCGAGAACGGGGACGCCGGGGTCATCTGCGAGGCTTCTTCGCCCTCGCGGAACGACTCCGGCGTGCCGGGGCCGAACACCTTGGCGACGCGGGTCAGGCCGTCATGGATGCGGGAGCGGACGCCCATTGAGCCGCCCCCTCGCTGCCATGATGGGCGGGTGAGCAACGAGGAGCTAACCGCGTGGGCGCTGACCAGTGACGGGCCGGACTGCGAGCCGGATGTCAGCTTCGGCTCGTTCTACGGCTGCGTGACGGCCGGGCGGTGGATTGCGGGCGTGATGAGCTGGTCGGATTCCCCGCTCTGGGTGGACACGATCCTGCTGGGCGAGGACCGGTTCGTGATCCGGCCCCGCGTCCGGGTGTCGCCCGGGCGGACAGCGTGGTTCAACCTGGGCGGCTGGCCAGCAACCCCCAGGAGCCGCTGGCCGGCGCCGGACATCAACCCCGTGGCGTTCACCGAGCATGTGCTCAGCCGGCCGCTGGACTGGCTTCGCGACGATGAGCGGCAGGACATGCGGCGGATCTTCGGGCTAAGCTAGGCGGTCCGGAGGGGTTGGGCCGGGTGGCCGTGCACATGCCGAGCAGCCGGATCGATTGCGGTGAGAGACCGTGACGGGCCACGCCGGGCTTCACTTGCTGCCGCCCCTCCGGGGCCTAGCTCCCGCGCATCCGGCCGGCCAGGCGGAACCATGTGCGCCTGATCCGCCACCACCACCAGCGCCACCGGAACGGCGCCAGCAGCCGCACATGCCACGGCACCGGGCCGATGCCGATCTGCCACGGCTTCACGTCGAAGGCCTCGCAGACCTGCCGCTGCAACATCACCAGGTCGCAGGTGAACTCCTCGTCGCTGCCGGTCTCGCTGGTCACGGACAGAGCCTAGCTTCCCCGCACCCGCATCTCGCTGACGATGAACGGGAACACGCCCGTGCGGACCTTGCCGTCATCGTCGGTGTAGATGCGCTCGCTGCCGATGCGGCCGGGGCGCCCCTGCGGGTCCGGGATACGCTCCGGGAACAGCAGCGGCATCCCCTTGTCGTCGGCGAACATCACCAGGTCGCAGGTGATGAAGCTCTGCACATCGGCGGTGACGCGGAGGATGGTGGCCTTCTCCACGGTCGTGATGAGCTTGCCGGTCGTGGCGTCCAGGATCGAGCAGTCCCATGCGGGCATCATCCTCGGTATCCCGTCCTTGCGGCGGGGCACCGGCCACTCGATGATCACGTAGCCGTAGTACTGCCGCTCCGGGCCCTGCGGCCACGGGTCGTCCCCGGCGATCTCGGCGTCTGCGATCTCGCCGGGTACTGCTACCTCAGTGGTCATCGCCGAGCCTCACTGTCCGGGATTCGTCTGGCCGATGTGGATCGTCCTGTGATCCGGGTGCTGGCGGCCGGTCTCGGTGCGGACCTCCGCGATCATGTCGTCAAGGGTCATGCCGGTGACATCGCCGCACTCAACCGGGACGACCTCGCGGCAGGCCGTGCACACGACCTCCCTGACCGTCGCGCCGCAGGCGTTCACCGCGGGCGCTATCTCCACCCACGGCTCTGCGTCATCCGGCGGTGCGCCCTTCTGCTGTTTACGCACCCATTCGCCCGGGTCTATCGCTATCGCCATCGTGGCCACGTCCGGGCGGCGGCCGGTCAGGCGCTGCCAGCCGGCGATGAAATCCCGTACCGCGATCATGTGCATCAGGTCATCGGCTGCTGTCCAGGGCCCGTAAGTCTCCTGCATGGTCAGCCCGGTCACGGCCTCGCGCCACTGGAGGGTCAGGACGATCTGGTCAGGCCGACTTGCGGGCGCCTCATCTACCGCCACCGTGCCGCCTCTCCTCGCTGTGCCTGCCATGCTGCGTTCCGTGCCCGCTTCCGGGCTTCCACCGGGTCAAGGATCTCCGGGGCCGGCTCAGGTGCGTCCATGCCGCGCTCGGCCGCCCGCTCGTCGCAGTCGCCGGCGTGCGCGTGGATCTCGTACTGGCCGTCAGCAGCCTGCGCACAGGGGCCGCAGCAGTACAGCGCACCGAGGGACACCAGGCGGAGGCAGTCCGGCTTGCCGCACTTCCTGAAGTCCTGCACTGCGATGGCCCGGGCCTCAGCGGCTGCGAACTCTGCGTCCGGGCCGATCGCCGCGGCCTGCTCGGCCTTGCGCTTCGCCCATGCGATCCACGCCTGCGCGCCGTTCCCGTCCAAGAGCAGCTCCGCGAGGGCCTGGCTGGTGGCGTCCACCTGGTCATCGTGGGCGTCGTTCGGGAAGGCCGCGCACTCGGTTACGTACGCTTCCGTATCGAAGAGGGCGATCTCGGCAGCGGGCAAGAATGCGTTGCCGGCCTCGATGAACGGGGCGACCGCGGTAGCCCGCGCATACTTCGATTCGGTCGGCGTGATCGCGACGATGCCGGGAATCTTCGACTTCAGCGACGAGATCACGGCCGGGCCGTTCGCCTTGTTCTCGACGAGCTTTCGCGTTGCCTGCGGCCATCGCGCCACCATCGCCTGGAATGCGACCAGCGTGTCCGTGAAGCTCAGCCGCTTGCGTACCTGGTCGAGCAGGTAGACGCTGGCGCCGCGGCGGCACCAGATCTGGCCTGCTACGTAGTCGCTTCCCTTGGTATCGGCAAAGGCCATGTCCCACGACGCGATTACCTCGTCGCACTCGTGGACGAGGTAAGCGTCCGGGCGGTCAGGATGCTGTGACCACAACGGCGTGCCGTAACGCCGCCACCATTGCCGCTGCCACACGTTCCCCGCATCGGGGGACGGACGACCCTGGTACAGGGCGGCGAACACGCGGGACCCGGCCTGGATCCGGATCTGCTCCCACTCGGCGACCGTCCGGCCCCGGGCGGACTGGAGCCATTCGCCTGGCTCGCGGCCGAGCGGGTCGCTCTGGCCCTTGGCCGGGTCGTGGTCGGCGAGGGCGGGGATGTTGATGACGCGCCACCGGTGGCCGTCCTCGGCGGCGACGAGGCGGCCGGCCAGGTCGTCTTCGTGCCAGCGGGTGAGGATCACGATCACCGGGGCACCAGGGGCGAGGCGCGGGGCGCCGACCGAGCGCCACCACTCCCAGACCCGCTCGCGGTAGTAAGCCGACCCGGCCTGCTCGGCATCGGCGAACGGGTCGTCTATGGTCAGTGCGTCAAGCGGGCGGCCGGTCAGGCCCGATCCGATGCCGACGCAGACGACGCCGCCGCGGTGCCCCTCGAGCTGCCAGCGGCGGGCCGAGCCGTTGTCGCGGGCAATCCTCAGGCCAAGGTTGAGCGTGCCTTCGTCGCCGTTGAACGTGGTGATGGTGTTGCGGACCTCACGGCCGAAGCCCTCAGCGAGGGACTGCGCGTACGACGCGATGCCGAGCCGGAGTTCGGGGTTGCGCTCGAGCGCCCACAGCGAGCTGGTCTTCGTGACCCTGCTCGACTTGCCTTCCTGAGGTCCGATCGAGATGATCAGCCGCGCGCCGGGAGTCGTGTACGCCCAGGTGACTGCCTCGTCTATAAGGTCGAGCGCCGGGGTCTGCACGGTCGTGGGGTCGATGGCTACGGCGAGTTCGCCCGGTGTCTCCCATGTGCGCTCAACGGCCGGCGGGTCGAGCCTGTCGGCGAGTGAAGCAGCGAAATCAACCGTCATGCCCGCCCGATGTCACGCTCTGCTGATAGTTACCGGCTAGTACGGGTCTCGGCCCCGTCATCCGGGGCACCTCTACCCGCCAGTAACATGAATTCGGTCACGCAACGCTACGGAGATGCCTCGCGAGACGGCCGCGGGCGTCTCGCTGCTGCTCGGCTGGCAGGCCCATCTCGCGGAAGGTGGCCGCCAGTGCATCACTGACGAGCCGCGCCTGCGTCTCCGTGATCTTCGCCAGCCGCTCCTCGATGTTCAGCTTCGCGATATCCACCAGCAGCCGCCCGCACCGGTCCATCGCCCGCTCGAGCACCGAGACCTCAGCGCGGAGCTGCTCCCCGCCTTCCTCGCTGCCGTAGCGCACCGACCGGAGGTTGTTGACCAGGCCGCCGATGGTCTCCTCGAGCGCCAGCGCACGGCCGGCCAGCCGCTGCAAGGCTTCGAGCGGGTCAGTGACGGGGGCCGCGTCGTACCTGTACAGCAGCCGCCGGGCTTCCTCGTTCAGCGCGGCGACACGGCCCGACGGGGTGCAGCCGCCATGGTTCTTGCAGTTGCCGACGCCTTGGTGATCCGTGCCCTTGCCTGCGCCGTTGCCGCACGGCTTGCCCTCGCGGTTGGTGCCGCCGCACTTCGGGGCAGCTCCATGGCCCATGACGTCACCGCCTTGGTTCCATGGCCAAGCGTTTGCCCGGCATCACCAGAATGAGCACCGGGCGGGCTCGTCCTGCACGATCTCGCCGCGGTAGGGGCCGGCTTCGTCCGCCTCCGGAGTACCGGCGGGATGGCCGCACGGCTCCAGCTCGTACAGGTCCGTCATGCTCCCCCGCACCGCGCCGAACGCGACGATACGGTCACCGGGAAGGTGCACGCCCTCGGTGTGGCAGAGCGTCCGGTCTGCGGTGAAGCCGAACCGGTGGTCGTCGTCCACGGCGTCGCAGCCGGCGAAGTCGCCGGTCGTGCCGCCTTCCCTGACCTTGGCGAGGGTGCAGAACTTCACGGGCGCCGCTCCGTCATCGTGAACGCCGGGTGGTCCGGGGGCCGGTAGAGCAGCTTCCCTGACCAGGTGAAGACGGCTTCCTGCGGCGGGATGATGGTGTGGGTGTACGGCGGTCCGGGCGCTGGCTCGGCGAGCAGGCTGGCGAGGAACGCCCCGGCAGCCTCGGGCCAGAAATTGAGGCTGTTTTCCGGCCAGTCTTCGGGCAGGACCCATCCGGGCGGGGCTTCGAGCGGGCCGTCCGGGTACTGCCTGCCGGTGCTCTGGGTGCTAACGCGGCCAGCCTAGCCTTCGGCCGCCTCTTGCGGAGCGGCCTGCGAGGCCACCAGGAACTGCCGGCGCGAATCCCGGTCCAGCAGGCGGACGGCGCGCTTGGCTTCCTTGCCGCTCATCTTCAGCCCGGCCCCGATGTCCGCCCAGGAGGCTCCCGCTGCCCTGGTCTCAGCGATGAGACGGAGGCGCTGCATGGCGGAGCCGAGGGTGGCGGGCATGGCAGCGGGCGCGGTCATCGCGGCCGCGATCCCGGCGCCCAGTTCGCGGCGGAACGGCGGCGTTCCCGGTCCAGCAGCTGCGGCAGGACGCGGCCAAGGCGCACGG